GCTCAAGGCCTTCGACGACCGGGGCCATCTCCATCGGGGCCTGGGCGCCTTGGGCCTTAGTTGCCTGATATTCGTTCAAGGCCATGATGGCCAAGCCGAGATACGCCGGATCGTAGGCTTCCGGCAGGTCATCGTCGTCCATCAGCCCCATTTCAATCAGCCGTTGGCGGATCTGCGGGTACTCGTCAGGCTTCTGCGACATGTACTCGAGGATTTCGAGTAGCGAGTCAAGTTCGGTTGGGCTGAGATCAAGCTCGTCAATGCTCTCGCGAACGGCTTGACGGACCGCTTCGGCTTGCGCCGGGTCATTGGTTGATGCGCCCAACGCCGTTAGCGCGGCGTCATAGGTATCCGCGCTCGATACATAGATCGGCTGCTTTACGGGCCCCTGGTTTTGCATGGCCTGCCCTTCGGGCAAGCTCATGATGCCTTCATTTTCCATAGGTGTCCTTTCCAGTTTGAGCCGAAGACCCAGCAAGGGGTCGCGCGCCGGGAAAGGACGCGAAGGTGACTCGGATTATGGGGTAAGTTGTCAAGTGTTGTCCACTCATCAAGAGCGATCGATTTCCACGTACGAGAGGTAAAAATCCACGTCCGCAACGCTTGCCGTGACCTTGAGCACGTCCCCAGCAATCAACACACAGGGGACGCCCGACAGCACATCCAGCGTCTGCGCAGGGGGCAGCACATAGGTCTTCATGAGCTTGTACGGGGTTGCCCCACCGTCTGGGTAGATCGCGGCGCTGATCGTCGCTGTGTTTGCGTTGTCGTTGGTTACGCGAAGCGAGGACAGGATGGCATTGTTGGCATCCGGGGCCGTGTAAATCTCCGTCTCGGTCGCAGCGTCTGGGGTCAGGTACTCACGTAAATACTTATTGGCCATGTCACACCGCCGAGACGAAGTTGATGGTTAGGATAATCGACGGGATGGCAGGACGCGTGGGCGTGGTCCCCGCAGCATAGTGCTCGAGATAGACATCAAGGCTATCGGACCACCACGCGAGTTCAAGGTAGTTGGTAGCCGCATTGTTGACGGTAAAAATACCGGCGACCGCGGGCACGATGTGGGACCAGATTGAACCGCTTTTGCGTTGCGGGATGTCAAAGCGTGTGTTACTCAACGCAAAATTGGTTCCGGTGTCCTTGGCCCATACTTCAAACTCCGCGGCCGAGTTGCCGCGGTTCGTGACCTGGATTGAAAAGACGACCAGATACTTTCCCGAACAAGGGACGTATATCTTTGAGTTATCGACGATGCGAACTCCGTTGGCAGGGTCCGCACTCGTGTACGTAATGAGGTTCTCGCCTGTGATGCTGGCATTGGTCTGATCCGCGTCGGACACCAACATGGCATACGGCAACGCGATGCCGTTACTGATCTGAAAGCCGCGAATGCCCCCAGCAAACCCGCCGCCCGCACCGGAACCCGCCGCGAACCAGGAGGCTGCTCCGGCTTTGTCTTCGCTTGTCGTCGGGGTGTAGGTGTTATTAAGCTGAAAGATAACCTGCTCAAGCGATCGCACAAGCTGATCGAATTGCTCCGCGCTATACCCCTGCTGGGCCGCGTTAGGCAAACGCACATTGGTGATCTTGCTCATCTCAAGCCGTCCGGCTGAATATCGACACGCATCGTGCCAAAGCGCCAGTTGGTGTCGATTTCGCTACTTTCAATTTGTAACGAAACCTGACGACCACGCGCACGCGTGTCCACTTTCTGCGTATCCGGTGCAATGACGTACGGGTCAAGCGAACTCGGCGTCGCGGTCGCTTGTGGGTACAAGCGAAGCAACAAGCGTACCGTGAGGTTGCCCTCCTGGTTCTTAAAGTCCGGGATAAAGCGCTTCATGAAAAGCACTTGATCGCCATCGCCGATGTCAAAGTATCCCGACTTTACGTACGCGAGGATCGCTGCTCCATCTCCGTTAGTACCAATCTCCTGGTTAAAGATCCGTGAGCGGCCGGCCGTGAGCCCGTTGATTGTGTTGATCGTCGAAGCCGTGCTATCAGGATCGTAAGTGGTTGCGATCGGGTAATCGTACGTTCCAAGGTCCGTCCAGGCCGTACGAGGCATCGTGCCCACGGACCAGACCTGCTCGAGGTAGTTATAGGTGACAAAGCGGTCAATGTAGTCGTTGTCCGCAGTGCAATACCACCACGTCACTTCGTTAAATTGCGTGTTAATGCCGACGTGTACTTTCTGCGCCTGTGTGAGGTTCAAATCCTTGAACACATAGTCCTGCACCGTGCACGGGAGCTTTTTCACTGTACCGTCGAACACGAAGAATGCGTCCTTGGCCATCCAATACGCCACGCCGTTCACATCGGCTGACGCATGCGGGCCAATGAGGCCGCAGTTGGCGCCGAGCTGCTGGAAACCAAACGTATACGGCGGCCCAAGGTACTGCATGCCGTGCAAAGACGTATCCGTCCAGATCAAAATCTGTCCGCGCGAGCGAAGCGCCGAGACGATGTAGTTTCCGTCCGTCAAACGCTGGCCGCCCGCCGTATTAGTCGCCGTAGCGACGAAGGTGTTGATGTCTTCCTGGTTAGAGAAGCGCACAAACATCGGATCTTGCGTAGAAGGCGTGCCGATCGTGCTTTCCGTGCCAAAACAGATCAAATGCCGATCCGGTGTCGACACCAATGCGTACTTGCTCTTGGTCGGCGCGCCGGAAATCGCTGCTGCACGCACACCGATGCCCGTACTTGGCAACCATTCGTAAATGCCGCCGTCTACGAGCTGCAAAATCAAGTTCTCGCCGTAGGTATCAAATTGCCAGACGCTCGAGAAGAGCGAAACGGATGCCGAAGGTGGTCGCGGTGTATTCCAAGTGCTCAAGCCCCACGTGCCGGTGCCCCAACCGAAGTCGGCGTAGCTAACGTCGCTGCCCGTGTTGATTTGATACGTCGCGTTTGCAGTACCCGTGGCCGTAGCCGTCGAAGAGGCGTTTACCGAAGCAAGGATGACGTACTCGTTGGCGTTCGTAACCTCGACAACCTCGTACTCACCATTCATTGTCGCGTTCGGAATACCGCCCGGATTGCCTGTAGTGGACGAAATGGTGACAAAGTCCCCTACGATCGCCCCGTGCCCACTATCGTTTACGGTGAGCTGATTGCTGCCGTTTACGGTGTCAAAGGTGACGCCGGTTGAGGTCTTTCGGATCGGGGTAATATCGGCCCACGAACCGCCGTAATAGACGTACACCTTCTTGTTGGTGCCAACAACAACGTACGGGGAACCCTGGAGATCGTTCCAGGTAAATACTTCGCTTGGAGAACCAACCAAATTGACGACATTTTCGCCAAACTGGCTCCACCCGCCGACTTTTTCGGGCAAACCATAGCGAAAGCGGATGTGGTCGGAGTCGATCCAACCGCCTTCCGCACCATATTCGGTGTTTTGCTTATCTACACCAGGCTTTAGGAACAATCTAAGGAGTGGCATGTGCGCATCCTACTTGATTGGGCCGCCCACGAGCCACGCATCACACGTCCGATCGCCCGCGCACTTGAAGTGGAAGAGTTCGCAGTAGCCAAGATTGGCTGCCTCGACGACGTCCGGGGCGTAATTCTCGTGTTCCGGGCCTTCTTCGGACGCCTCGATGCCGTTTTCGATACAGGCAATCATCTGCGGGGTCTGGATAAACGCCGCGCAGTTACCGCAGCGCGCCTTCTTGGCCTCGCGGACGGTCGTCTGCCAGAGCTCCGCCTTCTTGTCCCAGAACGCACGTGACTCGGACTCCGGGTTCAAGGGGCCGTAGCCGTACTCCTTGATCGCGTTGTTGCGATTCTTGAGGTTGACGTGGATATCCACCGTCGCTTCCGGGCAGCCCTTCTGGCCGCGCTCGTACGACTTGCGGATCTCCTGCCCGATCGCGTCCTTTTTCACGCTCGCCATGATGTCACCTGTACGACGCGGTTTTCCTAGCAATAGATTTCGGCTGCTTTACAAACTGCTTCCCTTTAGCTTTGCCACGGCGCTTTGCAGCCGTTGTACGAGCGTATTCCGCAGGGCTGAGAGCTTTGATCGCAGCTTCCGGTAGATACCTTTCACCTGTTTTGCTAGAGGGCTTACCACTTTTGGTTCTCCATTTTTGATCTCCCCAGGACTTAAGAGACTGTTGCGGTGCGCGCATAATCTGCTCCCTTTCTTAAAAAACGACGTTGACCAATTAAACGATCGTAATCTTCTGGACAGTAGTCTTTGTAATACCCTAGTTTTTCCAATGCGGTGGAGGCTACGTCAAGTTCAGACAATGCTTGAATGAACACGATGGTTTTATCTGTTTGATAAGACAATAACCACATGTCTTTCCCTGTAAACGCAAACCAGCGGTTTAAAGCCAAACAAGCGGCTTCAAGCTCTTCGTACCGCTGGTCAGGCTTCTTTTGAATGCAAAGAACAACCCTATGTTCGCCAAAAGTTTGTATCTCACGATGCACGACGTCCCAAAGGTTTTGGCTCTCTACAACTTTTACCGCACCCTGGTCCCATGCTTTTTTAGCAAAAGGACACTTTGCCAGCCCAGTGACATCACTGAGCGTGGCCAACTCATTAACCCACCTCTGTATCCATCGCTCAGAAGCTTTTGTCCTGGTTGATTTTAACTCAGTCGCGGTAGCCACCGCCTTTCTCCTTATACCTTTTAGCTAATAGTTGCGCTTTCCTCGCGGACCACTGACCCGCAGCGGTTCCTTGTACTGCACGGGCCTTGATAGACTCAAACAACTGTTTACGCATACTTGGCTTTGTATAGTTGCCGCTTTGATTTACCTTGCTCTTAGCCTTTTTCTTCACGACAGAGTTCCTCCTACGCTTGCCGGCACGGTCGTCACTTGGATCGACACGTGTTGTCTAAGATTCAACACCTGCCCACAGTCCGAGCAGGTGTCGGCCTCCAGTTCGGCCTCGTCTAAGTCATACCCGCAGGCCGCGCAGAGGACTTCGATCGCATGAGCAGGTTCGATCACCCCGAGATCCGTGGTCCGTGGTTCGTGACTCACTCTCATGTGACCCTCCTCCATTCAGGCTTGCCCGCGCCTCTTGAGAAATGCGGCGTATCTACAATGGATACACCATTCCCACCCCAGCTATTAAGCGGGTTCAGCGACTCCCAATACGCCCCAAGCGGAGCGAGTGTGGCCTTGTCGTAGCAGAGCTTCCCGTCCTTGAAGAAGTTTAAATCTACTGCCCGACGGCTGAGATGCAGGCTGTTCATGGTCTTGCTGCGACCGGCCTTGACGTGGATCTGCTGCTGCTCGGGGCTGCGGTACAACTCCCCGCCTGTGACGACAAAGCCCAGTTCGGTTGCCTTCTGGATTAGTTTGCACATGTCCAGCAAGAACCCAGCCTGTTCGGCAACGGCACTCACTTGAGAGCCTCCTTGAGCTGATCGCCCTTGTCCTTGCTACCTTGGCTGGAGCCGAAGTAGTAGGAGACGATCTGGGTCGCAATAGCCGAAAGCACACCCA